AGTTGGTAAGTTTCCGTTACCAAAGATTGCTCTAGGATCTGAGAATCCAAAAGAGTATCTTTCTCTAGCTTTAAATCTTACGTTACCAGTATCGAAGTCACCTTCAATCGCAGTTTTGATTGGCGATCTAACGAAATGTTTTAATCCGTTAGGAATGTCAGTCATTAGGAAGAAAGAATCAGTATCAGTTAAGAAATTGTTAACTGAGTACCCTTCTGGAACCATTCCCATTGAAGCGATTGCGTTGATGTCGTTATCAGCTGTTCCAACTCTTTGTGGAGTTTTCATCAATCTCTCGGCAGTAAATTGTAATTCTTTTGGAATTATCATCTTTCTACCTTGAGAAGCGATTCTTAGACCTCTTTCGTCTACGAATCCAGCGATGTCGATTAACGACTGCTCAAGTGAAGTTTCGTTAAGGTCTGCAGCTACTGCTAGTACATTCGAGAATGTACCACCTGTTGCTAGTGGGTGATCAGAAGCTATTAAAGGCTTCCCGTCTCCACCAGTTACTGCAGTAAACTGTGCTTGGTTAAGCACGTTAGCAGCTTTAACTTGCTTCGTGTTTGACATAGATCTTGCAAGAGCTCTTGTGTATCTTGCAGCTAATCTGTCATATAGGTTATCTTCGATTGCTTCTTCAGTGATCGAAAATGCTAAAGCGATTGTTTCGTGGTTGTATCTAGCTGTGAAAGTTTCACCTGCTGTATCAAACACTACTCCAGCACCCTCTTGTTTAGTTGGTGCAGAAGCGAAACCGCTTAACATTACTTCTTCTTCAAAAGCTCTGTCAGATGTTTCAGTTACGAAAATTTCAGCATGCTGATTCTCGTATCTGTTGTATTCCAGGCCGAATAAAGCATTCAAACCTGGCTCTAGTTCTTTGACTAGTTGGGATCGTGATATTGCCATAGTATGTCTCCTTTATTACGCTATACCTGTTCCACTTCTGTAGAAGTGGTTGTTGATTCTAACAAGAATGTTCGCATTAGCAGAACCTGTGTCAGAGTTTTCTGGGTCTTGCGAGATATCGATCGCTTGTACAGCGAAAGTTGCCGCAGTTCCAGATACACTAACATCTAGTTGCTGTTTTGATATTCCTGTTTGTGTTACACCTGTTGTGTTAGTAACAGAGTAGTTCTTGTACAGATCTGCTCTTGTAAAAGCTGCATCAGCATCCATTAGGAATACTGCATCTGGATCATCAACAACAAATGCTGTGATATCAGAAGCAGCAATACCACCTGGGTAGTAGTTGCTGTAAGTCGGCTTTTGAGTAGTTGGGTCTGTGTAAAAACATCCGTTAAAAACACCCACAACAGCGTCCGAAGTATTCGGGCCGTGTCTCTGAATATTTCCAGTGCCTAATGGTTCAACCATTTCGCCTTGGAAAATTGCAGAAGCATAACCTGAAGCAATCGTGTATCTGTTTTGGGCTCCAACAAGAGGTGTTCCGTCTAGTTTTCTGTACGGTCTTAGACCGAACTTTTCACTTACGTTTGACATATTTGTTTTCTCCGTTGTGTTAACAGTTTATTTTAATAACCCGGTAGGTATTGCAAAAATATTATTTTTTACGACTACCACCAAAGGTCACTCTGGACTGTCTATCAATATTGATAGGCATATCCGGGTGCTGTTCCTTCATAAGATCATTGTCTACCGCGTTCATTCTGTCTTGAGTAAGTTTTTTAAAATACTCAGCACGTGAAACCAAAATCTCCTCTGGTATCCTTGCCAGCACAAGGCCTCCAATTCCTATACACCCCTCGTATTTGCCTTCGGTATAGAAAGGATATTTATTAGTGCCGATCTCGTTTTGAACTTGTTCGACTGTAACAAAATCCCATCCTTCCCTTAATTTTTTAGATACATTAGCTGTATCTTCAAAACCTTGAACGGTAGTACGGATCCATCTGTGGGCGTAACCGTTCGGTGCGGGTGGCGCATCCAAACTGGATGGTGGAGTCCAAGCTTTTGGAGCTTCTTTCGTTGCTTTATTCTCTGACTCCCGTGAAGTTCTCTTAATTGTACTCATACTATTTATCCTCCTTCACGTATCTAGCATATTCCTCTAGTGGCACATTTAATCTTTTAGCAATCGCTACCTGTGACTTTGTGAGTTTCACAGTTCTGCGTCCTTGTTGACTACGACCAGCCGAGGCAACCGTTTGGACGGGTTTGGGTGTCTCTTTTTTAGGCTCGTCATTAGTGTTACCAAAACTCTCAGGAAAATACCTTTTAAGTCTTGAGTTAACTTCATTATAATACTCATCACTGTCTACTTCAATACCCTCTTGAGAAATATTGTTGTGTATAGTAATAGCAGCATTGGTCATGACCTCATCATTCCCGAACCACGTATTCTCCTCAGCCCATTTCTTGGCTCTAGGTGTAATTTGTGGTGCCGTTTGTGATGTTTCCGCTGTTTGAGGTGCAGCTTGTACGTTTTGTTGTTGTTTACTTTTTTCTTCTTCAGCTTTCTTTTTTTCTTCACGATTAGCCATCTCTAATCTAGCTTTTTCTTTTTCTACAGCTAATTGAGTTAGTCTATCGTTAGCTTCCATAATTTTAGAAGCGTCTTGGCTTTCGATAGCTGATTGAAGAGCTACTTTGACTTGTTCTCTTTGTGCATCTACTCTTGCATCTAATTCTTTTAGATACTGTTCGTCAGTAGAATTTAACTTTTGAACACTTGAGTCAAATTTCTTTTTTATACCTTCTGCAAAATCAAGAGCTGCTTTTTCTCTTCTTTCAGCTTCTTTTTTTTGAAAGACAAGTTTATCAATTCTTTTTTGATAATCTCTTCTCGACTCATTAAGGTTTGGTTTTTCTTTTTCAGTTTCAGATTCAACTTTTTTTTCAACAGGAGTTTCAGTTTTATCTTCTGTAACTTCTATTTCTGGTTTTTCAGTTTTATCTTCTTCTGGTTTGTCATGTCCAGTATAACCTAAATCAACTTCACCAACATTTAAGTTAGGTGTTTCTTCTTTTGTTGATTTTTCTTCTACTTGAACATTTTCTTCTTTAACATTATCGGTATCTAATTCTACCTCATGTTCTTTTGCCATAAGTGCTTCCGCACTATAGTCTTTTACTTCTGCCATGTTTATTCTCCTTTATTTAAAATAAATGGAGAATATCTTCTGGCTTACCTATTGTTCCTATGATCTCGTCATCATTGAGTATACGGTGTTCACCGTACTTAGTTTGAAATCTACTTCCAGAGTATCTGCCATAAATGACAAATTCTCCTTCTTTACACCAAGCACCTTTAGGAAATTTTTCTTTATCTTGATAACAAAGGTCACCCTGTTTAACAACTAGTCCAACAACAGTTGTCATTTGGATTTTGTCTTGAGTTTCGTCTGCTAAGATAACACCGCCTTTTGTTTTCGCTTGTCCTGACCAAGGTCTAACAAGCATACGGTATCCTACTGGGTTTGGTATGATTTCAAGATATTCTTTGATGCCTTTGGGATCTGTTGGAATCTGTGATTTAACCTCTTCCTTATTTTTTTCGTCACCGAAATCTGTAAGTTTAGGTTTTATCAATTGTACCATCGTTATCCTCCTTTTGCAGGTTTTTAATATCCTGAAGCAGCGTTTCTAAAGCGCTGAGTCTGCCCCTAGCATACATCAACTGAGATTCCGTTTCAACCCCATAGCAGATATGATCTTTAACATCTTTAATTTGTTTATTTATCACATTAACTATTTGTTCTTTAGTGTGATAATCTAAAATCATAATTTAAATTGATTTAGTATTCCTAACTTCTCTTCTGCAGCTGCAATTTTTTCTATTAACTTATCTATTTCATCTAAGTGTTGAGGATGTTCCCCAATTGCTACAGGTTTTTCTAAATATATTTGAATGGTTGCATCAGCTTCAGATATTTGTGCATTATATCTGTCTTCTAATGCTTGTAATAATGTTGCTCTAAGACCCATAAAGAATCTATATATTATTTGTATGGAAAGTAAATACTTTTTATTTTACCTTGTGCTCTTAATTTTTTAAGATCACCTTTTGATAGTTTTGAATAATCAACATCCTCAAATTGTTTAATATGGGGATCTGTTTGATCCTTTGGTTTAAATAAATTTATAAGCCACTTCCACATTATATTTTTTGCATCTCTGGATTAGTTGATAGAATATTTTTTTCTGCTCTAGGTCTAGCAACAGAATCTTTACTTCTTTTTCTAAGTTGAGCTATAGCAGATTCTTTCATCTGTTTTTCTTTTTTAAGTTTTTGTAAATCTCTTTCTAGGTTCATTTTTTACCTCCACCATTACGAAAGATTTGTGTACCCTTAATGCCATAAATGCTCGCCACGACAAGAATCCATAAATTTGTAAACCACGATGGAAGCTGCGAGAACATATCAAAAAATAATTTTACTTTGTCCATCGCTGTTGGGTCATCCGATATCACTGCCCAAGCGAGCACCAACACGGGCAAACTGAGAATTATCAAAACGGCCTCGTCTTTCCAGTCCGACTGACGTGCCTCTAATAACTTGCCTTGGTAAGCTTCCTCACCTCGTGCTTGTTTTTCTGCATGCAATAATTGTGCATCAGACATTGCCATCTTAGCTTTTTGTTTGTTTGCGTAAATTTTTGATCCTGCAGATACTGCAAGTTTAATAGCTTGAAACCACATTATTTAACTCCTATAAATTTGTGTCCTTTAATTGCTGCACCTACACCTCTGATTCCATCTGGTCTATGTGGGCAAGACATTTTGTATGATTTTGTCATTTTTCCATTTCTCATTTTAACAGGTGGTACTTGTGGATTAGGTCCTCTTAAAGGAGGTGGTCCATAAGATATTCCACCAGAATTATATGCTTTGAAGTTATCTAAAAAATTTGATTTGTTTGGTTGATTAGGTTTATTAATTGGTGTTGTTTTACATGGTGGCATAGTTCCGTCAGGACAAAGTTGTGGTCCTCCACCACCTCCACCTCCACCCATAGGTGGTTTTGTTTTTGTTTGTTTAACTGTATTAGCACTAAACGGATGAGTCTTTTTTCCAGCAACTAAATTTTTTATTATATTATAACCTGCAGTTAGGGGACCTATTACAGGAATATTAGGTGGATGTTTTGTTGGTTTACCAGGACCTGTTTGATTATTGGTATTAGTATTTGTATTAGTAACATTACCACCTTCTCCACCTGTATCACCAGGGCCTGGAGTAAAAGCTTGTGCTGGAGTTTTAAAATCATCTTTAGAAGCGTCTTTACCACCCATTGCTTTTAAGACTCTTAATTTTCTTTTCATTATTTTTTCTTTTTCCTAGCGAGATCTAACTTCTCATCAGCAATTCTAATTCTTTCTGCTGCTTGATCTTCATTATTTTCTAGTTTCATTTTTTCAATATCTAATCTTTCATCAATTTCATTTTCTCTAATTTCATTTAATGTCATATCTTGTTCAGCTTTTCTTTGTAAGTCTACAGCTTTAAGATCTAGTTCTCTTTCTTTCAATGCAACTAGTGGATCTTTCTGTTGACCCATCGCTTCACCTTGTGCAAGTTGAGTAGTTATCTCTGCAACTCTTTGAGCAATCATAGATTCCATTCTTATTTGTGCTGCTTCTGGATCTTGTTGTAACATTTGTTGTAAATTAGGATCCTCTTGTACCATAGCTCCAACTTCTCCTTGAGCTTTTAGTGAAACGTGCTCAGATATGTGTGCTTGTAGAGCTGAATACACTTGAGGATTAATTTGAACCATTCTTGTTTGCATAAATGCTACATGAGCTGCGATATGTGCATCATGATCCTGTTGTGGGAATGCTTTTAATGGTTTTTGCATAATAGATTCCATATTTTCTGTTGCAGGATCTTTTGGCATTGGTTTTTCTTGTGGAATAAGTAATTGATCTATATCTTGAGTCCCTAATGCTTCATATACTCTTCGATATGCCTCTCTCAAGTTGTGCATCATAGGATTTGACATAGCAATCTTTAAATTTTCGTTAGCAAGCGTAACTCTTTGTGCCATACTCATGATATTTGGGTCTGCAACCGGTATAACATCTACTCTATCATCGAAATCAGTTTGTTTTACTGCTTGATCTGCCCCATATACTGAATATGGGTAGATTGGTGGTAGATATGTTGAAAAAACTTTTGATAAAAGTCTAAATTCTCTTCTCATTGAATAGTAACATCGCTTGTGTATTGCGCTCATGACCCTCGAACCACGCTCTAATAGCGAAACAGTCGTACCAACAGCTCTATTTTGCAAATCATTACCCGTATCCATGTTAGTAATCGCTGCAAATTTCTGTCCTGCTTGAACAACAAAGCCCATTAGTTGGTATAATGTAGCCGATGGCTCCTTAAATGGTAAAATTTGAAACTGATCTTTAATATTTCCACCTGGTGCAT